GTGGTTTCAGCCATTTTTACACCTCTCTTAAATTCCTAATCTGCCGGCAATAGCTTCTCCGGCAGAACTTAATCTATTAATAAATTGTTTTCCAATCATACTTGGATTATTAGAAGTTGAAACAATATTAGCAGCAAATAAAATCCATTCTACCATTTGACCTTGTGAAGCATAAGCCTTGTCAGGAATTTTATTAAACGACATTCCTCTTACTTCATGGCTAGTACCGTCGCAAATATTTCTCATTGTCGCAGACATCTGCATCCACTTCTTAGCATCTGCTTGATTCAAAATATTATAACTCCATTGCAGCCATTTATGAATATTACTTGTTTGCTGGCACTGAATATGAATTTGTCCATTGTGACTTGGAATCTTTGCACCAACTACGGTTCCTCTGACATCTACTTCATGAAAGGTTTTATCATTTGCCATTGCTACTACAATTTGACCAACGCCACCTTCGCTAAAAACAAACGAGCCTAAATCAGGATGAGCAATTACTGCGGATAAATCTAAAAAACTATAAACTGTGTAATCAAACAAACTAGGAAATTGCATAATAATTCCTCTTACCTATTGACATAGACTCCAATGGCAATGCTGTGTACAGCTCCCGACTCTTTGATGCAGATATAAATCGGAACAGATTTCCTTGCTTCTCTATCTGCCTGAGACTGAGTAGACAATGCTTCTGCCTGTACCAAATAACCTTTAGGCAACGGATCATCTGTGCTTAAATTAAGAACATTAACACCTGTCCAAGTGCCGGGAGCAATAAATCCAATTCTTACCGCTTCATCACACGCTTCATTACAGGCATGAATAAGCTGTGTTACACCTGCATCTGTCTGAGGCACTTTGGGATTCTGGTATAACAAATCCATAAGAGTAAGCTGCAAATTATTAACAAACATATCCAGATTGATCTTTTCATCAAAGAACGTACCGTCTGCCATTTTTCCTTGTTCAAAGATCGTATAATAATTGGCGTAATATAAATAGGCATTACCATTCTTCCCCTCTAATGCTGTTATCTGGGTAGCAGTTAACGGCTCAACAGAAATGCCAACTTCTTTCTTGAATTTTAAGGTAAATGCAGAATTGGCTAATCCAGAGTTTTGTCCGCAAGCGTAACCAATAATTGCACAAATAGCATAAATGTTATCGGGATAAACCGCAGACTGTGTTGTTGCATACTGTCCAAATGTTCTCGAATAAGAAAGAGACTTCAGATAAGAGAAAATGTCAGGAGGACTGGCAGCGACAGAAGAAATACATTCTGCATCTGAAGTTGTAAAGCCATATAGTGATGCAGGGGTACAAGACTCAATGTACTGGGCACATTCTACATGATCTGCATAAACTGCATTTAAACAAACGGCAATATACCATTCCGGATTCTTCTGTCTACAATCGGTTAAAGCATCTAAACAACTTTCAACGGCATCTAAGTCTTGCCTTCCAATCCATAATTTATCCGGCGCAGGACTTTGGCTGAAATATATTTGCGCCGCAATGTATTCAGGATCAGTATCGGTAAAACCATCATCGAGCATACTGTCGGAATCTTCATAAAGACGAAGTCTTTCCGTAGTATCAATGACATTGGTAGTACCAATAAACAATGCTTGATTAAATGTAGAACGTGCCGCAGCCAAAGGACTTACTTCTACGGTAATGTCAACAATATTATCTAACGATCTTGATTGTACCATTTAATTCTCCTTTAGAATCTATTCCTACCAATTTACATCTCCCTCTTGCCAAGTTGTCTGACCACCTTGAAATAAAACCTCTTCAGCACTGCTATCAATAACAACTGTTGATTCAGTAATATTAACGGTAACAACTATTCCATCTTTATCAATAACGATAATACCTACTGTTTCTATCGCAGGAACATTTCTATTAATCGAAATACCTTCATTAAAATTAATACTTAAATCACATCTTTCATACCACTGGGATGCCCAAAGTTCTGGCACCCTCCTTAATGGAGGAAAATCAGGAACCATAAATATATGGCTTTGTGCTAATATATCATGGTTTTCCTGAAAGAATAATCCATTTTTTAACGTATTAACATTGTCCCAACTATCAGGGCCATAAAAACACCAATCAACCCTTAGTGTTCTTGTATAAACTGTTTCCATATTTCCAGCTTCGGGACTACCTTCTTGAGTATATATGTTTTCCCGTTGTTGTGTAACAGAACTAGGAATATCATATATTTTAAGAAAAGCAATATTGTCATCTACACCAAAAGCAGGGGCACCATTTTTAGGCCATGAATGTCTTACATCAAAATTGGGGCTATTATTCATAATAGAAACAGTAAGATTATAAAAAACATCTTCTAATTCTGTTTTGGTTAAAATCACATCTGTTCCCATTTATGCCCCTTTTATTCTAACACCAATTGCTTTCCAAAAACCAAAATCAACATATGGATAAACAGCAACCAATTTATATTCTTCGTTTCTCCAAACACATTTATCTGAAGTGCCAGGAGTATCGCCTGTTCTTGTAACAAAAAGTTCCTGAGTAGAATAAAATGTCATTGCTGATTTTATTCTATCCCCTTCAGGAAACTGATTTAAATCTTTTTGAGAAGATACATGAACTGAACCGAACATAGAAATTTCTTCTTCTATTTCTGTCCATCTTCCCTTGATAAAAGAGCCTGTACTTCTTAAAACGGTATAAGCCTGTGCTCCTAAATCAGGATCAACAATTAATGAAGAATTATCTATCATAACTATTTCACCACAAACACGATCGACTTGCGAAGCTGCCCAGTATCTATTAACGGATGATCTGCCGCTTCACCACGATCAATGGCAGCTAAAGCAGATTCTCTTTTCTTCTTACTCATCTTTCTTAGCTTGCCTTTAATTGTTGCTGGTTGATTTGGAGGCCAACCGTTTTTTGGATTAGTAAACCAGTCCCGGCATATATTCTGTGCCGCCATACCTACTCTTCCTAACTGAATTAATAAACCTTGTTCATTACCTTTAATGCCTTCCTTGGCAGCATTAAGCAAAAGCTTATTTAATTTAGAAGCATTTTCTTTATCTTCAATGGCAGGTTCTATAACAGGCCTCTCCGGGATATTCTTTACCGGAGAACCATGAGTATGAATATAAAGGAGAGTGGCGTTATTTATTTGCCCTCCTAATTGGAGGTTTCTCAAAAGCAATACACTATTTTGAGACATAACAAACTCTCTTTCTCCTTTATCCTCAGGAACGCCAACATATACAGCATGTTTTTCTAAAGTTTTCAGAATAGTTTCTAAAAGCTTTTCGTCTGTAGGCGTATTCACTGTTTCAATTGCTGCATTAATAAAGTTCTTCATGCCATTATTATGTTGTTTGGGGAGTACCCACAAAAGCAACGATTCCTACCATTCGAGCTAATTTCAAAAGTTCTCTACCATAAATTGTTGCATTATACATACCGGCATTATCCATATTAGAAGCTCCGGTATCAAAGCTGACACTTACATCTGCAACACTTTTACTTGCTACTACACCACCCTGCCCAGGAATACCACCAGCGGCAGCATCGGCAACTGCCTTGGCTCTTAATGCACAATTATGGGCGATAAATAAATAAGACCCATGTGTTAAAAAGTCTCCCCATCTATCAGTATTTAATGTTAGATCAGCTAAACTTGCATAATATTCCACCATAGCATTGGAATATTTTGTTGTATCTGCAAACTCAGGAAATGCCGCTCTAAAATTACTTGCACTGACTGTCATTATTTCTTCCTACGCAATTTTTCTTTTTTTATTTCAACCTTTATAGGCTGCTCAGCTTCTTTGACTTCTTCTATTTCTTCTACTTCTTCAACAACCTTCTCTTCAGCTTTTTTCTCAGGGGCAATCTCTTCTACTTCTTCCTTGCCTACAACCTGTTCCCATGAAAAGGGCTTTCCCAAATCAATAGGCTCAGGCTGTTTTCTTATTTCTTCAGCATTGGGAAGATGCTTAAAAACAGGGGCAGAATCCTTTTTAAGAATTTCTGCTTGGCCTCCTTGCACTAAGCCAAGCAGAAACCAGTGATCTTTTACAATCTCTTCTTTTTCTATATTATAACTTCCCGGTCTAAAAGATTTCCTTCCATTATTGGTAAGAAGTTCGCAGGAAGATTTTAGCTTCAAAATCATTTTTACACCTCCTCTTTAAGATGTTTTTTACCTGTCTTAGAAAGAGAAATTTTCATAGCTCTTTCTTTAGGGTCAGAAAAGGTTTTGGCAACTCCCTTCCCTAATCTGTTTCTCTCTGATAAATCTGGTCTTTTCTTTCCTTTCATAGGATTTACATATCCAGGTTTACGGGTATATTTCAATGCCCTTTCTGAAAATAAATGAGCATCACTTCTTTTTCTACCTGTTGCTTTCTCTCTTAGAATCTGTTTCTGCTCTTCGGAAATTACCCTACCTTTATGAGAATCAGAAAGTTTCTTTCTCATTTCTTTAGATTTAAAAGTCTCTTTTAATGAATTACTAATCTTCTTTTTTGTTTCTAAAGAATTCTGTTTACCTTTTCTGTACTGATTCCCCTTAAGTAATTTAGACACAGATTTAGAGATTTTCTTTCTAACAGATTTCGTAGGATTTATAAGACCGTCGCCACCATCAGTCAGGTTATAACCTTTATAGGCTTTACAATCGTAATATTTTATCCAATACTTTTCTTTTTCGCATAAAATTTCTCTAGTATCGGCATAATCAATGATAGAAATATCAAAAGATTGAATCCCATATTTATTTAACGCTTTCTGAATAGGAGATTTATTTTCTGCAATATGTTCTGAAATTCTTCTACTTAGCCCTTTTGTTGTAAGTCCTATGTAAATCTTTCCATTAATATTGTTTTCAATCTTATAAATTATCATTCAATAAACCTGTAAGTTATTGATTTTACTTAAATTCCGTCCGCATATCTTATTGCCTCCGGGTAGACGATTTCCAATACTCCAAGCTTTCCGTAATAAGTAGTAAGCTGCCAAATGCTACGATATTCAATCGGGGTATGCTGCAACGGTACCAACGGGTAACGAACAAAGTTCTTATCCTGACGATAAACAACCATTCTATCAGTTGCAGCAGACGGAGAACCAGCAGCAACACCACGACCAGTCAACCATTTGCAAGGCTGAATATCAAGCTTACGACCATTAATCTTCAGCGAAATGCAGTTGTCCTGAAGGTAAGTCAATATACTGATATTGCCAGCAGTAGAAACGGTCTGCGAAGTAATATATGCAAACTGGGTAGGAGGCAGCAAAAGCTTGTCGGGACAAACTGCGGTACCACAAGCAACCCATGCAGCTTTGATCAATTCGTTAATATTGTACAGAATTTCTGCAGGAGTTTTCCGAACCCACTGCGTATATCCAGAATCGCCAGCATCAACAAAACCAACGGTTACCCCTGAATTATTAACCAATCCATATTCGCCCAAAGTGGTATCGCCAATATAAACCATTTCATCGACGTCCATATCCCACTTC